CCCCTTTTCGTGCCCCTGTGAAGGCTAGAAGACGAAATAGAGTTATCTTTTCTAGATCCTTTGTTTTGGCAACAAGTTTCAAGAACTTTTGAAGTTCGTCTTTGTTGTAAAAGTCGCTCTTATTATCTGATTTCTTTCTTGTTGATGTAATTACACTATCAACTGGATTTGTATCAATATATCCATGCCTGATTGCGTATTTAAAAACATTATTCATCAACCCTTTTAACTTACGACCATAGACTAATTTTCTAGACCATTCATTGGCCTGCTCTTGCATTTGAAGAGGAGTGATACTAGCTATTTTCCTATTGCCCAAAACTGGATAGATGTGGTTTTTGAAATTCCTAGAAGTCTTGATGTAGGTACTTTCTTGGACAGTTTCAGAGTAATCTTTGAGCCATCTTTTAGCGATTTCCTCGACTGTTATATCTTTCCTACTCTGTTCTCCATTTTCGATATCTTCTTGAAGTTGGAGTAGTGCTGCCCTTGCTTTTGCTTTTGTAGCAAACCCTTTTTTTCGAGCGTACTTACTTTTTCCATTTTCTTTTCCAACATAGACTATAAAACCATAAGCCGTCTCTCCGTTTTTCTTTTTATAAGACTTAATTTCCATTGATTTTTACCTCATTTCTTGATAAAATGGGTATAAGAAAACGACCTTTTGAATGGTTGTTTCTTATAGACGATTTCCTCACACTCAGAAGTTTGCCGACCGAGAGTGTGGGGATTTTTTATTTTTATAGTTATTCTGATGAACTATCCTATCAATTCATAATATTCGTCAATGACCATCAATTCGTCTGCGACTGTTCTAAGCTCATGTTTTTGCATAAAATGAAGATAGTTGAATGATTGATGGTCGTCTGATAGTGCGAGTTCTTCTTCTAGTAACTTATGAATCATGTGCCTATTAGCCTCATTCTCACATCTGGTGTGGTTATTTTTATATAGTGCAGTAGAATGTTCCAGATGTCCTAATTCGTGGTATATGACCCGTTTTTTTGCGTTCTCTGACAGCTCACGGTTTATGAAAATAATATTGATTTCTTTGATGTAAACTCCTGGTCTTTGCCAAAGTTCATTATCAAAGTAAGCGAGAGTGACACCGTGTGAGTCAACTAGCTCTTCAATAGTCATAGGCTATCATCCTTTTTGTGTTATTTTGTTGTTAAAATGGTTACGATGATTGCGAGTATCCCCAGTAAAGTACTAACTAACAATCCGATAAACCAATACATGAACTCTTTTTTGCTTTTAGCTTGCTCTTCTAATCTCTTGTTTTCTTGAGTTAGAAACATAGTTTCAATACGTTTCTCGAAATTATCAAATTTTAAATCGACTTGCTCAAATTTCAAATCAACTTGTTCAAATTTCAAGTCGATTTTTTCAAATCCGCTACGCATTTCTTGTCTGAGTTGATCAATTTTTAAATCAATTTTCTCGAATCCATGCTGGGTGTCAGAATTAATTTTATCAAGTTTTAAGTCGATTTCAGATTTGCTGTAAGTATCTTGTGACATAATATTTTCCTCCGATAACATTTCTGACTCCATTATACCACGATTTTGTATGGGTACAGTTTTCAATGAAGATTTAGAAGCGTGAATTGAAGAAACATTGGAAGGGGTAGGTTTGAAATTATCTTGTGTCTCCGGCATTGTTTACCCCCACTTTCCAAAATGATGATAACTATATGCTGTATCTACTTCCTGACCGTTTTCGTCCATCAAGACGAAGAAAAAGAAAAAATCACTTGGGTTCTGTATCGTAAAATTAAAGCTGAAATTTCCAGTAGCCATCCCAAAGCCATCTTCTAGCAAAACAAAGCCCTGCCTTGCAATATTTATTCTCGTAGCATGAACAGGGTAGGACGTACCGTCAGGGAAGTGGGCAGTTAGAGATAAGATATAGTCTGTATCGGGTCTTAGATTAAAAAAATCTAGAAAAGCAATCAAAGATGTTGAACCAGGAAACATATCAAAATTAGTGATCGTTCCTAGAAACTGAGAAGTTTCAGGATTGACAATCCTGATTGCTGTCATCTTTTCTCTGAACGGATTCTTTTTCATTGGAATACTTGTCATACTATCTACCTCTCAAATAAATCTCGATGATGTTCTGGATGGCGTCGATGTCTTCTTCTGTAAGAGGCTTGCCATCGAATGTTTTTGCATTCTCTGCCATCTTTCGGAGGTCGTCTGATGTATACCCTGCGATTGTATCGTCCTTGGCGATAGCAGGGTTATCTGTTCGTCCGAGCAGGTAGTCGGTGGACACGTTGAAGTAGTCAGCGATTTCTTGCAATCTTTCAGCATTTGGTTTTTTACTCTTCATGCTATAGATTGTATTCCTGCTATATCCGAGTGTTTCTTCGAGAGAATTTATAGAAATTCCTCGTTTTTGGCAAAGTTCTTTAATTTTTTCAAACAAAGAAAACATTGATTTATCAGCCTTTCTAAGACATGACAAAAAATATTTAAACTTTTGTTTGTAAAATGGTTGACAAAATACAATCAATAGTTTAGAATAGTTTTTGTAAGTAAGTTACAACTAAAAAAACAACTAAGAAATAAATTATAAAAAATGTTTTAGCGAACGGTATTTATAGATTTATTAGTGTTTTTTGTTATGCTTTTATTCTAAACAATAGATTGTAAAAAGTCAAGAGATAACACAAAAAATAGTTAAAATTTTAGTTGTTTCTTGTTTACTTGCTCCTTGACAATTGAATAGAGCATGTGAGATAATAGGGGGGAAGTGAAGATGTAGTCTACTATAACTACAAAAAAGCCCCTGCTGATAACCACAAAAGCAAGGGCTTTTTCTAGTCTACGCTAGAAAGGTGGGTTAGTCGCTATTTCTTGTTTAGCCATTTTTCGATGACTATCAGGACGATACCGACCACCAAGGGTAGAATAATATTTGTGAAGATGTAATCTACCATAGGCTCCACCTCCCTTCTAAGGCAGATGTGCCGTCACTATTATATCACATGCTCTATCAGTTAGATAGGGCATTTTTTATTTTTGGAAAAAGGAGGAACGTGCCGATGGTAAGTATTCTTAAAAAATTAGAACAAGAAAAAGACCACCTTGAAAAAATCATTAAGGTAGTCAGCGCTGGTGGTAAATTTCTGAGATTGCCATATCAAAAAAAGTCACGCTCGATTAGTAAGAATCTGAAATTGATTTCTCAAAATCTTGATAAATTGAGCGAGCAAGTTCAACAAACCACGAATCAGCATTCATGATTTCAAGATGACGAAAGAAACCTGTTTTTGTTTCCAGTTCGGAATCGTGTGCATAACGTAATATTTCTCTAGCAAAGATGGTTTCAAAATCAAGATCTTTACCATCATCGTAGATGTCGCGTTTGCTTGCTTTAAGTAAATATTCTTTAAAAGTCATAAGGTTAACCCCTTTCTGCTTATATTATAGCAGAAAAGGAAGAAAGAAAAAGAAAGGAGAAAATATGCCAGATATCGCAAAAGGTCGCGAAAGAGTTAATGCTTTCTTGAAAGAGAAAGGCATTAAAAAAGCAACTCTAGCAGTAGCTTACGGCTTTAAGCGACAGGAAGTGACAAATATTCTAAGTGGAACGACAAAAGGTCCACGAGCGAACAGTTTCATTCTTCAGGTTATTGAAGATTACGGGATTGAGTAGCACAAAAAAGCACCTAACAGAAGTCAGGTGCATATCAAAATTACTAGTTAAATTATAACACGAAAGAGAGGAAATTGCCAATGGCTTTGGAATTGTTTGGAGAAGATTTTAAAAATGAACTGCTAGAAGAACTTGTCCAGTTAAATGTGAAAGCTATGACTGAAGCTAAATTACGAGTGGCAAGAGGCACGAACTGGGCTTCAATTAAAGACGTCCAAGAGAAGACCGGTTGGGGTCGTAAGAAAATTGAAGATTTCAGAGATGCAGGGAAATTCCGCTATCAGCAAAATGCTAAAGGCGGTAAATATTTATATGACATGAACGACGTACTACGTTTTCAAAGTCAGTTAGCAAAGTGAGGGAAGAATGAATCTATTAGTAAGATTTAAAAACTGGTTATCCAAAGAAATAAATACTGACTGGAGATTGGTCGCTCTGGACCTCAATCAATCACTGATTGAATCACAGGAAAAACTTCAAAATGCCAATCAGCGTATTGCTGATCTAGAAAAAATCGTAGCAATCTATAAAGAAAAGGAAAATGCAAAATGATGGAGTACATTTACATGGTAACAATTGTTGGAATCATCCTGTGGTCGCTAGTAAATAAACTAGATGACCACGCTGAAATGAAACAAAAAGAGCATCAGCTGATGGCGAGCAATATTGCACGCATAAATCTGAGAAATTCAGATAAGCAATTTACTTATGATGTAGAACCGCCTGTGGGACTCGCAAAAGGTGTAGAAGAAGGAGTTTAAAATGGTTCGAAATAAATTGACAGATTTAACCAATACTCTTTTTGCCCAACTAGAAACGTTGGACGACAGGGATCTAACAGCAGATGAATTAAAGGTAGAATTACAGCGCTCGAAACAAATGGTCGCTATCTCAGGTCAAATCTTACAAGCAGGTCAATTGGCCTTGGATGCCGAGAAGTTCAAAGACAAGGTAGGTGAAGTCAATGCCCCAATCGCTTTGCTGGAAGGATGAGTACACAGAGTACATGCATGAAATATGCCCTGGTCGATTAACTCCCGAAGTAACTAGGTTACTAAATGAGAAATTTGGTACGAATTACAACAAGACTCAAATCGGCGGTGTGCGTAAACGTTTAGGCTTGCTTGTTGGTGAAGCCTATCAAGGTCGATTGCTGACGAGGGAGCAACATGATTATCTTGTGTCAATTCAAAAAAATAAGATTTCTCATGATGTCGCAAACGAAATGAACCAAAAATTTGGCTTATCACTAACTGAGAAACAGATTAAAAGTTATCGAAGAAATAATAATCTACATAGTGGCTTGACAGGAAGATTCGAGAAAGGTCAGACCCCTCACAATAAGGGGAAGAAATACCCAAATATGCCAAAAAACAGCGGGCAGTTCAAAAAAGGTAATAGACCTCCGAATTATGTACCTGTCGGTACTATCAACTACACAACAGACGGTTATCCGAAAGAAAAGATTGGAGAGCCTAATCGATGGGTTTTGAAACATCGTAAAGTGTGGGAGGACCATCACGGGCCGATACCAAAAGGGTATTCTGTCTGCTTCCTGGACAGAAATAAGACCAATTATGATATCTCTAACCTTATTCTTTTATCGAATGAAGAACTTGCTCGAATGAATCAGAATAATTACTTTAGTTCAGATCCGGAATTGACTAGGTTAGGAGCAGGTATCACAAAATTAAGTAGAAAAATAAAACAACAGGAGTAACAAATGGTAACGATTAATAAACTAGAAATCGAAAACGTCAAGCGCGTTAAAGCGGTCAAATTAGAGCCGTCAGCGACTGGTTTGACAATCGTGGGTGGAAATAACAACCAGGGGAAAACAAGCGTACTGGACGCGATTGCTTGGGCGCTGGGAGGCAATAAGTATAAACCTAGCCAAGCACAGCGAGAAGGTAGTACAATTCCGCCTAGCTTAAAAATCACGCTATCAAATGGCTTGATTGTGGAGCGTAGTGGAAAGAACAGTACTCTCAAGGTCATTGACCCAAGTGGCAACAAGGCTGGTCAAAACTTGCTGGATAGCTTTGTGGAAGAACTGGCTATCAACTTACCAAAATTCATGGAGCAGACCAGCAAAGAAAAGGCTAAAACTCTGTTACAAATCATCGGAGTTGGTCCGCAATTAGCTGAACTGGAAATGCAGGAGAAAGCCAAATACGATGAACGCCACGCGATTGGTGTAATTGCTGACCAGAAAGAAAAGTTTGCTAAAGAGCAACCGTACTACCCTGATGCACCGAAAGAGCTGGTCTCTATCGCTGAACTTATCCAGCAACAGCAAGCCATTCTTGCGAAAAATGGCGAGAATGCCCGCAAGCGCCAGAACTTGGTATCTATCAAAAATCAACATGACTCAGCAGCTGCAGAGGTTGAACGATTGGAGCAATTATTGGCCGATGCCAAAGAAAAAGAAAGTCAGTTAGCTCAAGATTTGGTTATCGCGAATACCGATGCTATGGACCTTCTCGATGAATCAACTGAAGAAATCGAACAGAACATTGCAGAGATTGACGAAATCAATCGTAAAGTGCATGCTAATCTGGACAAGGATAAAGCCGAAGAAGATGCCAAGGGTTATCGCGATCAATACAAGGAACTTGATAATGTGATTGCTGATATCCGCAAGCAGAAAACAGACTTGCTTACCAATGCAGACTTGCCGTTGCCAGGCTTATCCGTGGATGATGGCGAACTGCTCTATCTTGGCTAGCGCTGGGATAATATGTCTGGTAGTCAGCAATTACAAGTTGCGACTGCAATCGTGCGCAAACTCAAGCCAGAGTGTGGATTCGTACTCATTGATAAGCTGGAGCAAATGGATCAGCTGACTTTGCAAGAATTTGGCGCGTGGCTTGAACAAGAAGGCTTGCAAGCAATAGCGACACGAGTATCAACAGGAGATGAGTGTAGCATCCTGATTGAAGACGGGTATAGCGTTAAACCGGTGAAGTTTGAAAGTTCAGCTCAGCAAGGACACGCTGAAACAGTCGCGCCAACATGGCAAGGTGGATTTTAGAAAGGGGGATAATATGGCTACTGCACAATTACATAAAAAGAACTCAATGATTATGAGGTTTCATCAGGCTGACGGAGTTCATCCCAAAAATGGTGAAAAAATCAACATTTCATTTTCTGGCGTGACGACTGTCATTGAATACAAAGGTCGATTAGTCACTTGGGATATCCAGGAAATGATTAACGAAGCGATTGATTTAATTGAAAGCGAGGACGAATAATGCGAATCACTAGAGGAAAACGAGCGAGAGCTCAAAAGGTAGTTATCTACGGACCGGAAGGAATTGGGAAATCTAGCTTTGCGAGTCAATTCCCAGACCCCGTCTTTATCGACACAGAAGGTTCGACAGACAACATGGATGTAGCTCGACTCGACAAGCCGACCAGTTGGACCATGCTCATCAATGAGATTGCTTTTATCAAGGCGAATCCGACTGAGTGCGGGACACTCGTTATCGACACGATCGATTGGGCAGAAGCTTTGGCAGTTAATTACATCTGTTCACAACATGGTAAGCAAGGGATTGAAGATTTTGGCTGGGGCAAGGGGTACACATTTGTACAAGAAGAAATGGGACGTTTCTTAAATAGCCTGTCTGACTTGGTAGATATGGGCATCAACGTGGTATTGACTGCGCACGCTCAAATCAAGAAATTTGAACAACCGGACGAGATGGGTTCTTATGACAGATACGAACTAAAGCTTGGTAAGAAGACAAGTTCCCAGACGGCACCACTCGTAAAAGAATGGGCAGATATGGTTCTATTCGCTAATTACAAGACCTTAGTCATGACGGCCGACAACGGCAAGAAGAAGGCACAGGGCGGTGAGCGTGTCATGTATACCAATCATCGACCAGCATGGGACGCCAAGAACCGACATGGATTACCTGATGAATTACCGTTCCATTATGCAGGGATTGCTCATATCTTTGCGAATCAGCAAGTGCATACACACCAGCCACAACCGCAGACAGTCGCTCCAGAACCTCAGCAGGCTGTTCAGCAAGTCCCTGAGCAAGTTCAAGAAGAACTGCCTCTCGATATGTCGCAGGTAGCTGAAAAACCTCAAAATGAAGCTCCTAGCGAACCACAGGTAACTCCTAGACAGTATCACGCGAACTTGCCAAAGAGTTTGACGGACCTCATGTCTCAAGGTAACGTGACAGAAGAAGAGCTCCAAAAAGTTGCATACATACGAGGTCACTTTCCGCTGGGCACACCAATTGAAAACTTCCCTCCTGATTACTGGGATATGATTGTGGCACATTGGCAGGCAACTATGGAAGTTATTCAAAACCAAGTGCGAGCAGATCCTGAGCTGCCCTTCTAGATGTAGATTCTGGGAATTAGAAATCATAGCAAAATATAATAAGGAGTATCTATGAAAGATAAAACTATTAAAATTGATTTGTCAAAAATCGCAAATACAGCCTTACAAGAAAAGGTTGACAAAGAACTTGAAAAAGTCCTTGAGAATATTCTGGATCTCAATACAGAAGCCAAGGCAACTCGTAAGGTCACTATCACACTAACGATGTCAACAGATGATGAGCGTACAGTCGTTAAGACAGGTATGGAAGTCAAATCTACCCTAGCGCCACAAAAAGGCGTTGCAACAACTGTCATTGTCGGTCGCGACGACACTGGTAAAATTCACGCAAATGAGCTCAAGAGCGGCATCCCTGGTCAGACTTACTTTGATGACAACGGAGATATGCGGACCGATACTGGCGATCTCATCGAAAAAGTGGAACAACAGGAAAAATCTAAAATCATTGATTACAATCAAAAGAAAGCAGGTAACTAACCATGACAGAAAATCTCAAAGAAGCATTATCTTACACAGTCGAACTAGCGGGTAAAGAAAACAAAATCATTCGTTCAGAAACTGGGAAGGAGTATTTTGACAGCAATGAATATAACTTACAGGAACTTAATCCTCGTAAGTATGCACCTATCCTTGAGCTTCAGACGCTCAAGAGTCTTGTTGATTATCTCAAGTCAGATAACGATTTCATCAGTGATCGTAAACTTGTAGTTGTCGTGGACAGTTGTCAAAAAGTATCTGTATATGATCAAGTTGATTTTGAAAATGGTAAACGTCCTCAACTTGTTTCTGTAAGAGCATCTGTCCCAGTTATTCCATTCAGCAATTGGCGTGACCAGGAAGAATTCAACATTATGCTGCAGTCTATGTTTATCAATGATGCAGACCGTAATTTGGTTTTGGATTTTGCTAGCCATTTGAAAATCGAAAAAGGTGCAGAAGTACAGGACAATGGCATCAGTCAAATGGCTACAGTTCGCGATGGTGTGGCAAGCTTAGCACAAGCTAAAACTCCAAATCCAGTAACCTTGCGACCATATCGTACTTTCAACGAAGTAGAGCAGCCTGCTAGTCAATTCATCTTCCGCATCAACAAATCGGCGAATCTCGCACTTTTTGAAGCAGATGGGGGTAAATGGAAATTAGAAGCCGTCGAAAGCATCGCAAATTATTTAAAAAATGAACTTGCTAGCAACAAAAAAATTACTATTTTAGCTTAAAGGAGAAATCAACATGACACAACAATACAACAACTTTGATCACGAAATTGGCTGGGAAGATACAATTGAAAAAGATTCGGATTTCGTCCTGTTGCCTGACNNNNACACGACACACGCCAAATCCGCAAAATCCAGGTAAACTACCAGCGTGTAATAAGGCTATCGTCAGCATCAAGATTGTAGCTAACGAAGGCGAAACGGAATTGCGTCACAACCTGTTCCTGCACAGCTCAACTGAAGGCATGCTATCTGCTTTCTTTGCTGCAATCGGCCAAAAGAAAAAAGGCGAACCGCTTCGCATGAACTGGAATACCATCATAGGCGCAATTGGTGTATGTAAGGTCGGAACCCGACAATACAATAACAACAATTACAACGAAGTCAAATCCATGCTCTACCCTGAAGACGTAGACTATACAAAAGTATTAAACCAGCAACCAGGACAAACTACACAAGCAAGCTACCAGCAACCACAACCGCAGAACTTTGGACAACAACCACAAGGACAAGCTGGATACCAAGCCGGGCAATTCTAGGAGGTAAGGGATGCAATTAAGACCTTATCAACAGGAAGCGCGGGAAGCTGTTCAGGCTGAATGGGCTAAAGGTCGCAAGCGCACGCTCTTAGTATTGCCAACAGGATGTGGAAAGACGATTGTATTTTCCAAAATAATTGAAGACCAAGTGAAAGAGGGCAAGCGTGTGCTTGTCCTTGCTCATAGGTCCGAATTGTTAGAGCAGGCTAGCGATAAGCTCAAGACTGCGACAGGGCTTGGTACAGCCTTAGAGAAAGCAGAAAATACTTCTATCGGTTCATGGTATCGAGTAGTCGTCGGATCAGTTCAGACTATGCAGAGGGAGAAGCGACTTAGTCAATTTCCTCCTAATTGGTTCGATACGATTGTAGTCGACGAAGCACATCACGCTATTTCAGATGGTTATCAACGTGTGCTTGGTTATTTTGAAAAGTCTAATGTCCTCGGGGTAACAGCGACCCCAGACCGTGGAGATATGAAGAATCTCGGCTCTTACTTCGACAGTTTAGCTTATGAGTATTCGCTGGTACAGGCTATTAAAGAAGGCTACTTATCGAAAATCAAGGCGTTGACAATCCCGCTTAGCTTGGATTTATCAAACGTCAGTATGTCAGCTGGCGATTTCAAAGCGAGCGATGTCGGAACGGCACTGGATCCATATCTGGAACAGATAGCAGATGAAATGGCCAAGCAATGTGCAGACCGCAAGACAGTCGTATTCTTGCCTTTGGTGAAGACCTCACAGAAGTTTCGAGATATTCTAAACGCAAAAGGTTTTCGCGCTGCTGAAGTAAATGGAGAGTCCAAGGATCGCGCAGAGGTTTTAGAAGACTTCGAGAATGACCGCTACAACGTTCTTTGTAACTCTATGCTCTTGACTGAAGGCTGGGATTGCCCATCAGTAGATTGCGTGGTAGTGTTAAGACCTACTAAGGTACGTGCCTTGTATAGCCAGATGGTAGGGCGTGGTACACGCTTGCATCCAGGCAAGGAAGAATTGCTTTTGCTAGACTTCCTTTGGCATACTGAACGACACGAGCTATGCCGACCGGCTCACTTAATCTGTGAGACTCCAGAAGTTGCTCAGAAAATGGTTGAGAACATGGAAGAGCAAACTGGTGTAATGCTTGACCTCGAAGATATGGAAGTTAAGGCAACCGAGGACGTCGTCGCACAGCGTGAAGAGGCTTTGGCAAAACAATTGGAAGAAATGCGCAAGCGTAAGCGTAAACTTGTGGATCCATTGCAATTCGAAATGTCTATCCATGCTGAAGACTTGTCGAACTATGTGCCTAACTTCGGATGGGAGATGGCACCTGCTAGTGATAAGCAAATTAAAGCACTTGAGAAATACGGAATACTTCCTGACGAAATCGGTAACGCTGGAAAGGCTGCGTTGTATTTAGATAGATTGCACAAACGCCAATCTGAAGGCTTGACTACACCAAAACAGATTCGCTTCCTGGAGGGGCGTGGTTTCAAAGATGTGGGCATGTGG